GAGACAATCAAATATCTCAAAGAAGAACAAATCGTCTGATTTGAAGATAAATAAAGGAGTAGAATTAATACTTGGAGGGACAAAACCAAAGTCTCAAAATATTAAACCTTTTGGTATCAGGTTTAAAAAAATGTTTTCTTTATTAAAGAAAGATATTCATTTTAATTTTGAGTTTTCTTTTACCATCAAAAACAAAAAAATTTAAAAGTGGAGAAGTCTCATGGAAACTTTAGTAGTAACACTAACCCTTTCAACAGTAATGTCATTTCTTGCATTAACGGTTGGAATTGTGATAGGATGGGTCGCAAGACAACATTCTTATGAAACTACACCACAAAACATTTACAATCATCCAGAAATGTATGATGCAAATGGAAACATTATCCCAGACGAAATCGTCGCAGTGAGGTTTGAAAATGACAACAACGAGGAAACCGAGGAAGACATCTAAAAAAGCAGAGGCAATCCAAACAAGGAAGCCTAAAGTAAATGTCACTCAACCAGTAGTGGATCTTCCACCAAATCCATTCACATTTGAAGTGCTTGCTCTCGTATCAAAGCAAAGATCAAATGCAAAAAAAGTGGAGTTACTAAAAAAGTATGACCACGATTCAATAAGAGCATTATTCATTTGGAATTATGATGATAGTATAATATCATTACTTCCACCTGGTGAAGTCCCTTATTCTAGTTTAAAAGATGAACAAATAAGTTCTGGATCTTTAAGCACTAAAGTGAATCAACTTGTAGGTACTATGGAATACAATGACACAGTTTCTATGGGAAATGCTACTGACATGAAAAGAGGTCGCACTACTCTTCGTAAAGAATGGACTAAATTGTATAACTTTATCAAAGGTGGTAATGATTCACTTAAATCTTTAGCTAGAGAGACAATGTTTATTCAGATTCTAGAAGGCCTTCATCCACTTGATGCAGAAATTTTATGTCTTGTCAAAGATAAAAAATTATACGACAAGTATAAAATAACAAAAGAAAATGTTTCTGAAGCATATCCTAATATTGTTTGGGGGAATCGAAGCTGATGTCTGACGAAAAAATTAAATTAATATTTGAGAAGTGTCCAAGAGACAAGGCAAATGATAAAAAGTTGCCATCAGATTCTTTTGTGGTTAGTTACAACGACAAAGAAGAACTTAAATACGATATTGTAAGGGCATCTGCACAAGTCGATGTGTTTGATGCTTACTATGATAAGTACAAAAATGTCAAGGGAATTGAATGGACAAAAGGTATCATTCACCCAAAAACTTATGATGGACAAACAAAAGTAACTGCACCTAAAAAGAAGGCTAAAAGAAAATGAACATCGATGTAAACGCAGATGAGGTTAAGAATCTAAAGAAAAAATATAAAAAATTGAAGAAGTATATGCGATCTTCTTTATACGAAATTAAGGTTATGGATGGAAACGAGAAAACTATCACTAACTTATTAAAAGAAGATTAAAGTGTAACACAAATTACAGAATTGCTTGACTATATAGTGTGGGTATGCTAACATACCTTTACGTTCATCCAAATGATAGAGCTCGCACTACTCGCAACACTTCTGTCTGAACATAATAGTTTCCACTGGGAGATGTCATGTGCAGATTGGAACCGCAACAGAATTGAGATACTCAGTGATGGGGATCTAAACTCTGACGCACACGAGTACCTAATAGATTACCTTCGTACGAAAGTTGAAGGTGAATGTGATGCTTTTATTATTGGACGCAAGTAAGCCGACTCGGAACGGGTTCGTTCATCCTCATGTATAACATTTTAATGAAATTAGTATTACTCGGTTCTCCACTTAATTGTGCAGATGCCAATGAGTTGCTGTCTTTAGTTAGACCTTTTGACCCTAACAGGTTAGAGATGACTAGAGTAATTATTGCACATACTGATCCAGTATGTTTTGAGGACGCAAAAGCCGACTGAAGGAACGGGAACACGGATCACTCGAAAGAGTTAAAGGTGTAAATTTCCAACTACTTTAGGAGAAACCAAATGGCAAAAGTCACATACCGTGGTGTTGTATACGACACCGATAGAAATAGAGGACAGCAAACAAAGAAGGTCGATCTAACTTACCGTGGTGTAAGTCAAAAGAAAGAACTTACAAGTGTTAAATGATTGAAACTCTAGAGATATTGGTAGCATCTGCTATCTTTCTCACAATCATAAATGCTGAAATTCAATTTCTATATGGAAAATAAAACGAAGGGGTTGATCCCCTTCTTTTTTATGCTATAATATATAAAACTAAACTCTACTATGGAGAAGGCAAAACTAAAAGCAATCATTCATGATTTAGAAAATGTTCTTGAGTCTCTTAAATCAGAAGTTTATGCTGATGCTACGAGTTACTTAGATCATTCTAATTATGAAGAAATTAAAAGAGGTATACAGGACTATGACGAAGTATTCGAAGATGATGACGGCTAAATCATGACCGTTAATCTAATAAGCATCACACCTGATGCAGAGAAAACGATGGCACATATTGCCAGAGTGTCTAATCCAGACAATCAAGATAATCCAAACTATGCAGGATTGTTGAAGTACTGTATCAAGCACAATCACTGGTCAGTATTCGAACAATCCTCAATGACACTTGAGATTGAAACGACTCGTGCAATCGCAGCACAGATTCTCAGGCATCGTAGTTTTACGTTCCAAGAATTTTCTCAACGATATGCAAAGAGTAATCAGTTAGGTGAGATTGAATTACCAGAGTTGCGTAGACAAGATACAAAGAATCGTCAGAACAGTATAGATGATCTTGATGCAAAGGTTGTTGATAAATTAAATCGTCAGATGATTACTCTGTTTAGTTCTGCTCAAAGTCTTTATAATCAAATGATTGAAGAAGGAGTTGCAAAAGAATGTGCTCGAATGGTACTACCACTTTGTACTCCTACAAAGATCTATATGACAGGTTCTTGTCGTTCTTGGATTCATTATATTAATCTAAGATCAGCACACGGAACACAAAAAGAACACATGGTTATCGCAGAAGGATGTCGAAAGGTGTTTACCGAACAATTCCCATCTGTGTCCGAAGCCCTTGAATGGGTCTAAATAACTTTACAAAACTTAAAACACTTATGCCCACATACCCAGTAATACACAAAGAGACTAAAGAGAAGAAAGAACTCTCCATGACAATGGCTGCTTATGATCAATGGAGAAAAGATAATCCAGAATGGGATAAAGATTGGTCTGAAGGTTGTGCTAGTCAATCAAGAGAGTTTAGATGGACAGGAGAAGCAAAATCTAGTGGTTGGAATGAAGTGCTAGACAGAGCATCAAAACAACCAGGTTCAACTGTTCGTAAAAATAGAGATTATTCATTCTAATGCCAGCTAAAAAAAGAAACGGAAACGGAAACTCTTCGGGGATTGGTAGCATGAGTGCTAAACAACTAAAAAGAAAAAAACCAATTAATACTGATAAGATGGTTGAAATTCAACCATTAACTAAAAATCAGGAGAAATTTTTTGATGCATATGAGAAAGGAAAAAATATATTTGCATATGGATGTGCAGGTACAGGTAAGACTTTCGTAGCATTATACCTTGCTCTTCGAGATGTATTGAATGAAATTACACCATATGAAAAGGTCTATGTGGTTCGTTCTCTCGTATCTACAAGAGAGATTGGATTCTTACCAGGTGACCATGAAGACAAGTCATTCTTATATCAGATTCCATATAAGAATATGGTGAAGTACATGTTCGAGATGCCTTCTGATCAGGACTTTGAAATGCTTTATGGTGCACTCAAAACTCAAGAGACAGTTGGGTTCTGGTCTACCTCATTTATTCGTGGAACTACAATGGATAATTGCATTATATTAGTAGATGAAATGCAAAACTTGAATTTTCATGAATTAGATAGTATAATAACAAGAGTTGGTGAAAACTGTAAGATCATTTTCTGTGGTGATGCTGCACAAACTGATCTTGTAAAGACCAACGAAAGGAACGGAATCTTAGATTTCAAAAAAGTTATTCTATCAATGACTAATGATTTTGAATCTATTGAATTCGATATCGATGATATAGTTCGTTCTGGACTTGTCAGAAATTATCTCCTTACAAAAATTGCTTTAGGTATGTAATGTTTAAACACTTAGATTATTTAAAAGGTGAAGTTGATTTACAAACAACAAGCATTGATGGAACTCGTTTTTACAAAGTTCCATCTGGGGATTTATATCCTTCTATCACATCAGTTACAAGTTTCTACAATCGTGAAATATTTTATGAATGGAGAAAAAAAGTTGGTGATGAAAAAGCAAACAAGATAACTAGGGAATCTACTTTTAGAGGAACCAAGTATCATGATTTAGTTGAACACTACTTAAAGAATGAAGACATTAACAAATTGGAAAATGTTCTTCCCTCTACTAAGTTCTTATTCTTACAATCTAAGAAACTTCTTGATCGTATAGATAACATACATGCTTTAGAGAAATCTTTATATAGCGATTACTTTGGTCTTGCAGGCCGAGTTGATTGTATAGCAGAGTATGATGGAGAACTTGCAGTAATATACTTTAAGACTTCAGCAAAAATTAAACCCGAAAAATGGATCGAGAACTACTACGTTCAAGAGACAGCATACGCATGTATGTACTTTGAAATGACTGGTATTCCAGTTAAAAAATTAATCACTATCATGGTAGCTGAAAATGGAGAATGCAAAGTCTATGAAAAAAGAGACAAAGGTGAGTATATTAAACTTCTTACCAAATACATTAAAAAATTTGTCGAATACAAAACAAGAGAATATGACAACTAAAGTTGATGATATCATGAAGGAGAAGTTCCTTTGTCAATCACGATTTGCAGAAGAGGTAGAAAAAATAGCTAAAGTGAATAACTTTAATTATATTGATGCCATAGTTACCTTCTGTGAAGAGAATAAGATAGAGTTAGATGCTGTATCAAAATTAATTTCCAAGCCTTTAAAAGAGAAATTAAAATATGATGCACAGCAACTTAACTTCATGAAAAAAACATCCAGAGCAAAATTACCTTTATAATTATTTGACCCCGATTGAAGTATACAAAACTTATCTGGCATTCAAAAACCACTTTACAAAAGAGAAGTATGATTACTTCAAGTATCGTGGTCGTTCCAGAGCATCCACTGCGGCCTTTCATAAGAGAAAGGACAGATACTTCTTTGAAAGAATGTCAAGAAAGAAAACAGAACAGGAGATACAAAACTTCTTTCTTGCAAACTTCACTCAGACATTTGATCCCCAAGGTGTATGGATTGGATTGATTATTGATAGTGGAGAAAAGAAATATTCAGAGTGGGTAGAGCATATAAAAAATTTATTTGAAACATTTAAGGTAAATGCAGATAGAATCATAGAAGAATATGATATCGAAGATTTATTTTCATGTAAGAAAGGACACTCACCAATACTCAAAGAGTATCTTTCAAATAGTATATCAATTGAAGAGATGATTATCTATGAAAATATCTTTTCTTATGTCAAAGAACATGATAGTAAATTGATTGACCCAGTGTGGGAATCCGTCAGTTTAAAAATAAAGAAGTATATTCCATTTCTAAATATCAATATGGTACAATATAAAAAACATTTAATTGAAAAAGTAAAAGGGAGAGATTCATGACTGAATTTTTTAAATCAGCACAGGTTAGAGCAGCACTTGCAGAACTTGCTGAGATACAAGATGATCTAGCACATACGATGGCAAATCCTAGATTACTTAGTGAAGATGAAAAAAAGGATTACGTGAGAAAGTTAAAGTTATTTCTAGAGAAGCAAAAAATATTCTTCTTTCGTGTTTCATTATCAGATGATCCAGAGGCTATGCAAGTAAAAGAACACATTCTAGATACAGCACAGATGTTTGGATTCAATGAAATGACAGGTATGGATAAATTCTTTCAGCAATTAGATGATACGATAAAGAAGGTAGAGAAAGATTTAGATGAAGGAGTTGATCTTTAAATAAATAGATAAAAAAGGAAAATATTTTGGGAAATTTTGCAAGAATAATTCATCATCTAGATATGAAAGATGTCAAGAGAAGACATCTGAAAGAACTTGCTGTAAAAAAAATAAAAGAAGAAAAAGATAAAAAAGAAAAAGAAATAATTCAAGAGATATCAAAAAAATGGAAATCAAATTGGAAAGAAGAATTAATCAAAGATGAACCAGAAATCAATTGGACACAAGAATTAAATAGTTTGTGGGATGCTAATTGGAAAGATGATCTTGATGAAGGTATGACCACTCAGATGTTAACTGGTATTCTACCATCAGCAGGTAATACTGATTTAGATACATTACAATTAGGTGCTTCAGGTGCTGATTTATCTTATACTACTAATGGTGATGTAACTGATGGTGTATTCACAGCATTAACAAACACTGATGCAATAGACAATGTGAATGATCCACTTAATATCGGAACTAATATTCGTACACCTGTTCATCCTGATGGTGATGCATCTCTTGAATTTACACCCCAAGACCCTATTCACACAGCTGCTGCTCCTCCACAACCATCATACGTTCCTGGTGATACTGGTGGGATGAGAGGTGTAGATATTGCAGGTACTTATAATCCTGGAGCAGATCAAGTATATGTCAATAATCTTGGTTCTACTAATGAAAATGTGCCTTTTAATCATTTTAATGGAGAACCTTTGAAAGATCGTATCGGTACATATCTTACTTGGGGTACAGGATTTTATGCGATAGCAGGTTTTCCAAGATTTGCAGCACTTAAAGCTGTAGATACAACTGAAATGGATACTTTTAGTATGAACTGGTTTATGTTTGGTAATGTTGGTATTGATGGTTATAGTGAGTCACCAACATATCTAGAAAAAGTAGTAACTAATCCATCAAGATTTACAGAACCAGGCGATGGAGTTGTTTTGTTCTACTGGGCAGGAGATAAAGAGGGTGCTAAATCTTACGCACCAGATATGAATGTTCATGGTGGAAAACATGATGGTTGGAGACCTATAAATGTAAAACCAGATGGTACAACTGATAATTCTTATAGTGCTTATTTGATTCCACACAGAGCAGATGGTGCACTTTATAATTCTGGTGGTCGTCAAAGACATAATGGTGGTTATCCTGCTCAAGTTTTATTGAATAATAAAATAACTCTACCTCCGTGGTGTAGAGATAAAAATACCAGATTTTTATTACATCAGGGTAAAAATAAAATTGGGGCAAACAAAGCAAATTTCGGCATCACAAGTGTAAGATTTCAAAGAAGAAACACGATTAGAGTGCCATCTTTAAGTAAACCACTAACGGATATAGAGACAGCACCATTTGTAAGAGTTGGTGGGAAAGATGGTGGAGCAAAAGAAAGAAAGAAAAGAGTTCAAGATATAATTAGATCTGGTTTAAAATATACATCTAAACAATTTGGTGATGATTTCCCCTTCAGAACAGATTTAAAATAACAGGTACTTGACATATAAATAGTAAGGTATTATAATATAAATGTTGGACGCAACATGGGAGTGACTGAATAAACTTACTGGCAACTGCTGGTTAAGGTGATGAGACACAGGTGGTGCTGCTGCAGAGATGCAGAACCGA